GTTGAAGTCGTTTGTAGGTTCTTTATCGGTTTGTATGGTCTTAACGTCTATTTTTTTTCCGTTTATTTCTAGGTCGTTGTCGTAACTGCCTACGTATTGCACGGGTTTGTTTATTGATCGCAAAAAGTGCATAGCAATAACCTCACCTAGCGCCCCGTATATTTGACTTTCGCCTTGCGTTATTGAATTTGTTAGCGCCTTAAAGTTGTAAAGCTTTTGCGCTTGTAAAATTTGTTCTTCGGTTATGTTAATTTTTATCATGGTATTTGGTTTATTTTTTTCTTGTATTTTTTTATCAATTGTTTAAGTTCTTCGACGTCCCAGCGTTTTTCTAAGTGCGCTCGGCCTTGTAATTCTATTAATTTGGCGGCGCCTATGCGTTGTTCTATGCCTATTTGGTAGTTTAGTAGGTTGCCAGACAAAAAAGTGTTGCAGTGTTCGCATTGTAAATGCACGTTGTCTTCGTCAAACCTTACGTTTGAGTGGCCGCCTTGGCTGTAATAGTGGCCCGCGTTCTTTTTCTTGGGCGGTTGGTTGCAAGAAATGCAAGGTTTACCCTCGTCGCGTTTACGTATGTAGGTATTGAATACTTTTTGTGCGTCTTTTAGCCAGTCGGTTGTTGTCTTTAGTTCGGTTGTCCATTTCTTTTTGGTGTTTTTCCATGCCGAAGTCTTGACTTCTTCTACAAAAGCCTTAACGCATTCGTCTTTTAGGCAAAATTTATGGTTGAAGCGTATGGGTTCGAACTTGTCTTTGCAATTTTTACAACGTGGCATAGTCAAAAAGGTTTAAAGGGGTTTTGTTTATAATATGGCTAGACCATTGTAAGGCCATTGCCTTGGCTATGCCATTAAATGTTTTGCTTCTTAACGTTCTGCGTTCCTGGGGTGTCTTTGCTTTGCATAGTGCTTCATAATACCAAAGAGGCTGGCGCTTTTTTTTGCCCGTTTTTCCGTCTACCCATTCAAACATCTCGCCCTTACCTACAATTTTAGTAGGTTGCAACTTTGGTAAGTTAAAAAGCCATAAACAAGTAGTTTTTTGAGCTTCGTCGCCAAACTGATAAGGGTTAATTATTTGGTGCGGCTTTGCTATTTTTGAACTTATAACTGAAATAGGATTTTCGATAGCCTTATATTTTATAGGTGCGTCCATTAATTTACGAACAAAGTCTAGCGCTTTGACTTGTTTAGCGTGGCGATCTTCGTTTATAGTTCCGTCTTTATTGTACATCCAACCAGCGCCGCTTACTGCTAGGTAAGTGCATGGTGGGTGCGCAATCATTAAATCCCAACCCTTGTCAATAACTTCAAAAACGTCTTGTTTAAAATGCCATTCGGGGTGGCCACCACTACAAGGCAATAAGTCGCAACTATACGCATCATGTCCTAAAGCCCTAAAAGCTTTTGTTACAGCTTGGCTTTCCTCGCAAGCTATCAAAACCCTTAACTTTTTCATGGTTAAAAATTACTTGTTTGTATTTCTATTTCTAGTTCTTTAACCCTTTGTAATAGGTCTATGTTTCGGCTAGCGAGAATTGTATTTTCTCGGCTTATTGCTACTGCGTGTTCGTGTAGTCTACTAAAAAACGAAATAGCCTCTAGCAATTCTTGTTCGCTTTTTTCTGCGCCTTGTATGTAGTCCTTTGCTTCGGGTCTTGTTTTTAGTATTTGTTCGCGTGCGGTCTTTATTCTTTGCTGAATAGCCCAAAGGTTAGCCCGTGTTTTTATAATTTCTAGTCCTAGTTCCATTTTTAAAAAGGTGTTTTCGTTTGGTGTTCTGGTTTGTAATAACTTCCCCTATTGGCGTATACTCTATTCCCTTTGTAGTCAAGCATATAATACTGGTAGCGGTCTACGTCTAGAAACATTTTGTAAACTCCGTTTTTTGACACGCCTTTGGGTTTACTCTTTGCTACTTTCAAATGTACTTCGTTTTTTTCCGCGCCCGTTCCGTCGCCGTTAGCTAGGCCGTAAGGTGGTCGCCAAGGAATTAACACGCTTAGACCTTTTCTAAACCATACTTGGCCGCCCGCAAAGTCGCGCGCGCTAGGAATAGGGAAATAACTTACGTCGGTTCCCGCTATGGTTTTACTTGTTACCATTGGTTGGTCCCTTACGTGGTTTATAACGCAGTTGTGTCGGCCCGTTTTACGTGCGTTTTTACGAACTTGTCCTAATATCCTACTTAAATACTTGTCTTCGCGTCCTAGGTCGCTTTGTTGGTATTCTTCGCTTAGTTCGTTCCATGGGTCTATTGTAGTGGTGTGTATTTTAATTCCCTCTTTGCGTTCGATTTCGTCTACTAGGTCGTAAAATTTGGTTATGGTTAGGTCTTCGTCTATTGGATCAATTACGATGAAATGCTCGTTTACAAACATTTCGGCGCTTATTTGTTCGCCGTTTGTCATTGCGTTCTGGCCTTGCACGTATGGCTTACCTATGTATTTATAGCAAAGTTCGGCGTATATTTCGGCAGCGCTGCCAGTTTCTGGGCTAAATACTACGTGTCGCCAACCATGTAAACACGAAAGGTTTATAAGAAATTCAAACCAAAGTTCTGTTTTACCGCTTGCGGGTGCTGAACCTATGTAAGTCGTACAACCTTCTTTAATTGTAAAGGGTAACATATCCCAGTCCCAACCTACGCCTTTTCCTTTTACGTCTTTTTGTAGGCGTATTTCGAACATTTCCGAATTTAAGTTTTGTAGTCTAGTGTACATTTATTCCCAAATTGGTGCTGGTTGTTTGTATATAGGTTTGCTTGCGTCTACTTGTTTTTGATTCCAGCGCTTTATTCGTAGTTCTAAATTAAAGCTAGTTTGCTTTTCAAAGCGCATCTTTTTGTCTTTAGGTCCGTGTTCTGTCCAATACTCGTAAAACTGTCTTACCATTTCTTTTCCGTACAATTCTACAAAAGGAACTAGACTAGAAGCAAACGTTTGTTTGCGCTCTTTAATACTATCTATTTCTTTATCTTTATCTACTTCTTTAATGCTAGAGCCTGGCTTTAGCGTCGCTTTAGCCTTGCTTAAGCCACCCTTACGACCCGACTCGCTGAGTTTCAAACGTTTAGCGGTTATTTCTTTACGCTCTAAATCTAAAAAAGAAATTACTAAAAAAGTTTTTTTCGTCTTTAAATAATTTTTTTCAATCAATTTTTCAATTAATTCTGAATTTCTTAAGCGCAGCTTTGCTTCCTCTATGGTTAGGCAATTATTTCTATTCCAGTATTCAGCGCATACACTTATAAAAGCGCCTTGCAACTCAAAACTTTCGTAGCTTATATTTCCCGTGATCCATTCGGTCGCGTTAAATTTAAAGAATGGTAGTTCTTTGCTCATTGTTTAATTTTTAGGCAACAAAAAAGCCTCATAAATCCGCGAGGTCCGACTTTCGCTTCATTATAAGGCTTCAATAATTCCTTTGAGTTTATGGTGTCGGACCAACTCATGTACAAATATAACGTTTATTTTTCTAAAAGGTTGCTTTCCGCTAAAAGTTTTTCGTAAACACCTAGCTTAACACGTCGTCGAATACGTTTGAAGTCGCGAATAGTTCGGGCCTCTATAATGTCCGTTTTTAAGTCCCGTTTTTTAGCTGTGCTTTCCTCTGGGAATATTAATACGCTGCCTTCTAATTGTTGTTTGAGTTGTATAGTTTCGAACTTGTAGTCTTCGTCGTTGTAGCCCATTAAGTTTTCATGCGTTTTAAGCCCATGAATTATAGTAGCGTGGTGCTTACCGAATATTTCACCAATTTGCGAAAGGCTAAAGCCGCTAGTTCTAAGTTCGTGGTATAGGAACGCGCGTTTGTAAATCAATCCGCGATCTCTACACTTGTTTGTTAAGTCGTAAGCCGCTATAAGTTCGTGAATAAGTGCTATTTTGTTTTTCATATTTCCGTTATTTTATCTAGTGTTACTCGGCATCGGTATTGCGTACATATGTCTGGGTCGTCTATAAAAGCGGTTTTAATACTGCTAATTGCGTAACCATAATTAAAATAAAGGTCTATGTACGTTTCTTCGCTTTCGATTTTTAGCTTAAAAATTTCTTCGGGTGTAGTTCCGTAGCGTTCTATTAAATTTTGCATAGTAAAATACTCATAGTGCATAGCAACTTGTAGCTGTTCACCAGCCTTTAACCGCTTTTTAGATACAACGTGTTTCATATTTCCGTTATTTTAAATTTCCCAAGGTTGTAATTCTCCGTAAATAGTAGTTCGGACTTTGCAGCGTAGGCCATTGCTTTAGAGTAGAAACGCCAGCTTTGAACCGCTTTAGTTCCGACGTAGTAAGTTAGTAGGTATTTCATATTTCTTGCATTTTAATTTCACAAATTCTGTTGTATAAGCTTTCGTTAAAGTTAGTCCAAAATCGGTTTATTTGGTAGCGGTTAAATGGGCCAGTCAGTGGAGAAATGGTATTCGTCGTTGTATTCGGTGACATACTCGTCTTCGAAGTAGTTGTCTTCGTAAAGCTTAATAAAGCGTTCGTCACATTGGCGGGTTTGTTTAATAGTAAGTGTTTCATGGTATGTTTTTTTAGTTATTTTATAATTTGCGTAAGCGTCGTAAATTTCTATTTCGTATTCGGCTAGGATTTCTCCGTTCGTTTTTGTGTCGCCCTCATCCCATAGGGTAACCATTAAGTAAACAAAGTTTTTGCCGTGTGCCTTGTAAACTTCAAAGTCTTTAATTTCTGGTGCTATCATGTTATTTAAATTTGTCATTATATACGTGGTTCATGTACTTGTTATAACTTGTCTTTAATTCGTACGTGTTTTGCTTGTACGTTTGCGGATCTGTTGTCGCGTGGTCTAAACGTGGTGGGGTGTTTGTACTTACCAACCAAAAGAAACCAATAAACAAAACTATTCCTACTAGGATGCTATGCGCTAAATCTTTTTCGTCTTTGTTAAATGCGCGGTATTCGTTAATTAAGTTTTTCATATTGCTGCTATTAAGTGTTTTAACATTTCGTTGTAAAGGGCAAAAGCCAGGCGGGTGTCGGCATGGTCGTAACCTAGCGCGTCGCGTGTAGCTTCGTAAGCGTTCCAGAGGCGGGCTTCTTCTTGAATAATTTGTTGTGTTGTCATGTTGTTAGCGTTTTTGTATATGCAAATATATACACTTAATCGTTATTAACAAAAAAAAGTTGCATTTTTTTAACATTATTTTTTAAATGCTAGTATTTACGTGGGTTACAGACGCAAAATATTTTTAGAAAATTTTTAGGAAAACAAAAAAGCCACCCCGAAAGGTGGCCTAGAACAATTATGAAACGTGTAAAGTTACGTAAAAAAGTATTCGTTTATACTTTT